GCTGCTGACGTTGCTGACCCTAACACTGCCACCACTGACGCTGACATATCTCGCTCTGTCACACTTCGTGTTGTGAAGGGCGTGAATGCTGATGGTCAAGCGTAGGCAAGACCGTACCCATGGCTGATACTCCCGAAAAGAAAGTTAAGCGCAAAATTGTCGCGATACTGAAAGAGTATGGCGCGTATTATTTCTATCCCGTTACTGGAGGCTTCGGTGCCTCTGGTGTTCCCGATGTAATTGCCTGTTTAAACGGGCACTTCGTTGGGATTGAAGCGAAGGCTGACATGAATAAGAACAAGCCGACGGCGCTTCAGGTGAAGAACCTCAACCAAATAAAGGAGAGTGGGGGGACCGCGTTGGTAATTGATGCCAACAATCTTGATCACCTAGTAACAACATTGGAGAAACTTAAATGATCAAACAACTAATCGGCGCAGTAGTAGCAGCCGCCGTGATCGCATTAGCTGTGTACGCAGGTATTCAGTATATGGGATTACATAACGAAGTAGAGAAAGCTGTAGAAGCCCCAGTAGAAACCCAAAAAGAAGCTAAGTAATTAGCCGAGAGCCGCCCGTGCAAATAATCTATCTAGACTTTGAGACCTACTGGTCTCAGACCCACTCTTTGACCAAAATTCACCCAGTTGAGTACGTCATGCACCCAGAGACAGAGATTCAATCTGTCGCAGTAAAGGTAAATGGTGACCCTGCATTCGTTATCTTTGGTGAAGAAAACATCAAGGCGTGGGCAGACGCCACTGACTTCTCCAACGCTATGTTGGTGGGACATAACATGTCTGGTTTCGATGCGATGATTTGTGCGTGGCGGTTCAACATCAAACCGAAAGCATGGGCTTGCACGCTAGCTATGGCTCGTAACATGGGTTACGTCAAGACAGTGGGCGGCTCTTTGAAAAAGGTCGCAGCAGACTTAGGTATAGGCGAGAAGCTGAGCCTTGAAGCAACCAACACCAAAGGAAAAAAATTGGCTGACTTCAGCGATGAAGAGATTGCTGCGATGGAGAAGTATAACGTCGTTGATACTGAATTGTGCGCAGGAATATTCAAAGCTCTAGCTCCACAGGTAGGAGTCCGCGAGCTGAAGCTGATTGATCTGACAATCAAGATGTTGGTTGAGCCTCAGTTTGATCTCGACATACCGCTACTCAAAAGCACACTGACTGAAATAGTGGAGCAGCAGAAGAAGGTGCTTCTGGCTGTTGCTGAGGAAGTTAGTGAGGAACCACTAGGATTATTATCAGAAGATGAACGCATTGAAGCCGCTAAAAAGACTCTGGCGAGCGCACCAAAATTCGCTAAGTACCTCAAGTCCCGTGGAGTTGAAGTCCCTCAAAAGCAGTCGCCTTCAAACCCAGAAAAACTCATTCCGGCACTGGCTAAGACTGATGAAGCCTTCCTCGCGCTCCAAGAACATGAGAACTTCGATGTTGCTGCGGCAGCGTCTGCGCGTCTCAATGTCAAAAGTACGATTTTAGAATCACGCATTGGTCAGTTCATTGCATGCGGTGAAGCCATCGGTGGCAAGCTGCCAATCGCACTGAACTATTACGGCGCGGATACAACTGGTCGATGGTCTGGCACCATGAAGATGAACCAACAGAATCTACCCCGCGTCAATCCGTACAAGCCACAACCTTCGGACAGCCTTCGTAAGTCTTTGGTAGCCCCAGAGGGTTACAAGGTGGTTGTGGCTGACTTATCCGGCATCGAGCTACGAGTGAACCACTTCCTCTGGCTTGAGCCTCAGAGTACAGCTCTGTTCAAAGAAGACCCAGAGAAGGCAGACTTATATAAAGACTTCGCCTCTCGCCTGTACGACATTCCCATAAACGAAGTTACAAAAGAGCAGCGTCAGGTAGGTAAGGTAGCTCACCTCGGCTTAGGCTTCGGTGCAGGTGCTGCTACATTCCAGAAGGTTGCAAAGCTGATGGGTGGTGTGGACTTGTCACTCGAAGAGTCGCAGGACGTGGTCTACAAGTGGCGTGATGCTTACTCGAATATCGCTCAGGGTTGGAAGACCTGCCACTACGCACTCACTAAAATCAATCAGGGTATGGAGTTTGAGATAGACCCTTGGGGTTTGTGCTACACCACACATGAAGGTATCAAGACCCCGATGGGCATGATTCGCTACCCGCACTTGCGTAAAGAACTCAACGAGGAAGATGGTCGTGAGGAGTGGGTGTATGGTGAAGGTCGCCGCAAGGCACGAATCTACGCCGGTAAGGTGACGGAGAACATCGTGCAGCACCTAGCTCGTGAAGTCATTTGTGACAACATGCTAGCCGTAGCTAAGACCCCACTGGGTAAGAAATACAAGCCTGCGCTGACTGTGCATGACGAGCTGGTGTACGTTGTGCGAGATGAAGAGGCACAGGAAATGCTTGATACCGTTCAAGAAATTATGCGAAATGGCGTGACATGGTGGTCTGATTTAGTAACATGGTCTGAGGGTGATATTGCCCAGACTTATGGTGACGCCAAATAATGCCTGCATGGTCTTTTAGTTCGATAAAACTGTATGACACCTGCCCCCGCAAGTACCACGCCGAGAAGGTAGAAAAGTTATACCCATTCAAAGATACCCAAGCGACTATCTACGGAAAGGAAGTCCACAAGGTAGCCGAAGATTACATCCGTGACGGAGTGCCCATCCCCGAAGGGCATAAGAAGTTCCAAACTATGCTCGATGCAGTCAATCGCTTCAAAGGCGACAAGCTGTGCGAGGAGAAGATGGCTCTCACTGAGGACCTTACCCCAACTAAGTTTTTAGCGAAGGATGTATGGGTAAGGGGTATAGCCGACTTAATAGTATTGAACGGAAATAAGGCACGGGTCGTTGACTACAAGACCGGCTCCGCCAAGTACCCCGATAAAGGTCAGTTAGAGTTGATGGCGCTGATGGTGTTTGCCTACTACCCAGAGGTACAAACTGTCAAAGCTGCGCTATTATTCATGCTGCACAACACGCTGATCACCAGTGAGTACCATCGTGAAGACATGGACGAGCTGTGGGAGAAGTGGCGTAGCAAATACGGACGTCTAGCTGCATCTTACGAGAACGACAGTTGGCCTCCAAACCCAAATGGACTGTGCCGTAAATGGTGCCCAGTCGAACACTGCGAGTATTGTGGAGGCTGAAATGCCTAAAATCCTAGACCGACTTGTTAAACAACTTACCGCTAAGGGCGTCAAAAACCCATACGCTGTGGCAACAGCTCAGTTGCAGAAATCAGGCAACATGAAGAAAGGCTCACAGAAGTTAACGGATAAGGGCAAAAAACGTCAGGCTATGGGTGCCGCAGGACGAGCAAAAGATCGCGCTGCCAAAGCTAGCGGTAAGTCAGCTTCCGCCTACAGTTATAACAAGCGCACCAACCGCGCTACTTTGAAGAAGGGTAAGTGATATGCCACGCAATCCACGCGACTACGGCAAAGAACGTAAGTACGACAGCAAGCCTGAAGTTAAGAAGAAACGTGCGCTGCGTAACAAGGCACGCCGTAAGCTGATGAAAGAAGGCGTCGTACGCAAAGGCGACGGCAAAGACGTAGATCACAAGAAGGCTCTGAGTAAGGGCGGAAGTAATGGTCGCAGCAATTTACGCGCCGTTTCAGCCTCTAAGAATCGTTCTTACGCACGAACTAAATCAGGCAAAATGAAATAACAAAAAGTAGTTGCCAACCTTCAAAATCTGGCGCAAACTCCATAGTGGACATTTAACAATAACAAATATGCCACACTTGGAGATTCAATGGAAATCATTGAAAACAAAGGACTTTTGGTTTGCGTTCGCAACCACGAGAAAGTCACTAATGCGATAAAACAAAGCCGCTATATCAGCCCAGTAGGAGACGATGCGCACAAGGTTCTAGTTAAGTGGAACCTAGAAAACGCACGCCGCTTAGCTAACTTAGGCTTACGCAACACCCCCTCACCAATACTACGCGACTACGAGTGGACGGGGCAGTACACCCCATTCGAGCACCAAAAGAAAACCGCTAGCTTTTTGACCGCCAACAACCGTGCTTTCTGCTTCTCAGAGCAGGGTACAGGTAAAACTGGTGCCGTTATCTGGGCTGCGGATTACCTAATGTCTATTGGCGATATCAAGAAAGTGCTGATCGTCTGCCCACTATCAATCATGCACTCGGCGTGGATGAACGACATATTCAGTATCGCAATCCACCGCTCAGCCGCCGTAGCTCATGGCTCGAAAGCCACTCGTAAGAAAGTACTCAACGGCGACTACGATTTTACAATCATCAACTATGACGGCGTGCCTACTGTGGTTGACGACCTCATGGGCAAGTTTGATCTGGTAGTAGCAGACGAAGCCAACTTCGTTAAGACAGCGACAACTAACCGCTGGAAGGCACTAAACAAGGTGCTGACCCCTACAACCAAGCTCTGGATGCTGACTGGTACACCTGCGGCTCAAAGCCCTGTAGACGCTTACGGACTGGCTAAGATGGCTGTACCTCAGCGAGTGCCCGCGTACTTCGGGCAGTGGCGTGACAAAGTGATGCGTCGTGTAACTCAGTTTAAGTGGATGCCTAGCCCAAGTGCTACAAAGTTAGTGAACGCTGCGCTTCAACCTGCGGTGCGCTTTACTAAGGCAGACTGCCTCGACCTACCGCCTGTGACCTACGTCACTCGTGAGATTGCCCTTACACCTCAGCAGTAGAAGTACTACAAGACTCTCAAAAAACAGATGATGATTGAGGCAGCGGGAGAGCAGATCAGTGCCGTCCACGCAGCTGCCGGTCTGAACAAGTTACTTCAGCTTTCCTGTGGCGCAGTTTATTCGGACGATGGTGAGGTTGTGCAGTTTAGCGCCAAGAACCGTCTGGACGAGGTAGTGGACGTGGTCACCGAAGCCGCGCACAAAGTCATTGTGTTTGTGCCCTTCCGCCATGCGATTGAAATAGTGACTGACCGCTTGCGTAAAGAAGGTTTCAGCACTGAGGTCATCAGCGGTGCTGTACCTATGAAGCAGCGCACCAAGATATTTAAAGACTTTCAGGGTGAAGATAACCCACGGGTGTTAGTTATTCAGCCCCAATCAGCTGCGCACGGCGTCACTCTAACTGCGGCAGATACTATCGTGTGGTTCGGACCGATAGCCTCAGTCGAAACATGGCTGCAAGCCAATGAGCGTATCAACCGCCCGTCGCAGAAGAACAAAATGACAATAATAAAAATATTTGGTTCAGAGGTTGAAAAACGCGTGTATAGTGCGCTAGAATCAAAGGAAGCCAATCAGAAGTCTCTTGTGGCGTTATACGAACAAGAGATACAGAATTAGGCAATAAAAAGAATTAATCTTGGAGATAATCATGGATACTGAGAAGTTAATCTCAGCATACATAAAGCTTCGTGACGCTCGTTTAGAGAACAAGCATGCGTTTGAAGAAGCCGATGCTGAGTTCGAGCGTAAGCTAGAAATGATCGAAAGCAAACTCCTCGACCTAGCCAAAGAACACGGACTAGACAGCATGAAAACTGCTTCTGGCACCGCCTTCCGCGTCGTGCGTACCCGTTACTGGGCGCCTGACTGGGAGTCGTTCTACGACTGGATTGACGAGAATACCGAAGACCCCTACGCGTTATTGGAGAAACGCATCCACCAGAGTAACTTCAAACAGTTCATGGAAGAGCACCCAGACGTTGCGCCGCCTGTTAACGCTGACAGCCGTTACTCAATCACAGTACGACGGAGTAGTAAGTTGTGAACGAAAAAGAAGATATTGAATTGATGACCATAAAGGAAGCCTGCTCCTTTATGCGTATGTCTCGCTCTAAGCTAGATAAATTGCGCAACGATGGCGCAATTCCGTTTATCAAGCTAGGCAAAAAAGTCCTGTTTAAAAAGGGCACACTTGTGGATTACCTCCACGACAACCAATACATGTATGAAAGCAAGGAGACAAACTAATGTCTAACGATCTAATGATTGGCGGTGAAGCACCGTCGTATTTGGCTAACGTAGAGAAGTCATCTCTCGCTAAGAACTTTGGCGGCAGCTCTGACGGCTTGAAGCGCATCAGCTTCAAGGGCGGTGTATTCCGCATGATGGTTGGCTCGAAAGAAGTTGCGAAAAACGATGACCGTACCATGAATATGGTAGTCGTAGCTTCGGCTCAAGGCGTAGCGCGCACTTACTACGCTGATGCTTACAAGGATGGTGTAGTTGTTGCACCTTCTTGTTGGTCTGATGATGGCACTTCGCCTAGCAGCAACTGTGAAAACCCACAGGCTAGCTCATGCGCGGACTGCCCACAAAACGTGGCAGGCTCTGGTCAAGGTAATAGCCGTGCCTGCCGCTACTCTATGCGCCTAGCAGTGGTCCTAGAGGGCGATATTAAAGGTGATGTGTATGGTGTGACGCTACCTGCTACATCAATCTTTGGTAAGTCAGATGACGCAAGTGCTCCGTTTATTGCGTACATCGAACGCCTAGTCGCCCGCGACGTAGACCCTGCGACTGTTGTTACTGAGTTTAAGTTTGACACAAGCTCTCCGGTTCCAAAGTTGCTGTTCAAACCAGTTCGTTATTTGAATGAAGCTGAGTACAACACCGCTAAAGCGCAGGGTGAGTCACCCTCTGCCAAGGCGCACACCTCTGACCGCAAGTTCAGCATGAACGAAGAAGTACCGTTCGAGAAGAAAGCTGCACCTGCTGAAGAAACAGAAGAAGCTGCACCAAAGAAAGTAGCTAAGAAGAAGGCTGAGCCAGTATCAGAAGATGCTGATTTAGCAGCCCTCGTAGATGAGTGGGGCGACGATTAATCGTTAATCCCTCTTGTCCACCAGATTGGTCTGGTGGTACTGTCGACCCCCTACCCTCTGTGTAGGGGGTTGCCCTAAAGCTTGGAACCACACATGCACGAAACTACAAAATTTCTAAGTGCTGTATTGCCGCAAACTGGAATTTACTGCGTAGTAGGTATCAAAGGGAAAAAAGTAGAGCAAAAATTTGTAGAAGACTTCGACGCTGTAATAGCGACAGCTGAAGAGTTAGTAGCCACACAAACCGAAGCATACTTTGCTTTAGCTTCTTATGAGGATGGAAGCACACGACGGACACAGGATAAAACCGCCGCCGTAAAAGCATTCTGGTTAGATATCGACTGCGGAGAAGGTAAGCCGTACAGCAATCAACAAGAAGGGTTAGAAGCCCTCAAAGAGTTTAAAAATAAACTTAATTTACCAAGCCCGACAGTCGTTGACTCGGGTTACGGACTACACGTTTATTGGGCACTATCCGAAGAGGTTGCGCCTGATGAATGGGAGCCTGTAGCCAAGCGATTGAAGATGGCTTGTGCCATGCTGAAACTGCAAGCTGACCCTGCGGTCACTTCGGATTTAGCACGCATACTGCGTATACCTAACACTAAGAACTTTAAACGCGGCGAAGAACGTGACGTTGTTATCGCGCGTATGGGTGAGCCTATAACGCTTGACGTTATGGTCGATGCTTTCGATAAAGCAGGTGTTAACAAGCCAGTAGAGCGTAAGCCAAAGCGCAGCATTAAAGACATGAGTCCGTTAGCCCAAGCGTTGATGGCTAACAAACAGTCGCGCTTTTCAACCATTGCCAAAAAGTCAATTAACGGAACTGGCTGTAACTTTTTGCGCTCAGTAATAGTCGATCAGGCGAACACAGAAGAACCAATGTGGCGTGCCGGTCTATCGATTGCTTGGGCGTGCGTGGACGGCGACAAAGCTATCCATACAATGTCGAAGAAGCACCCTGACTACACTGAAGCCAACACTATTGAGAAGGCTAGTCAGACAAAAGGTCCTTACGGGTGTGAGGCAATACGTGAGCTAACGCCGGAAATATGTGCCGACTGCAAGCTCAACATAACTAACCCTATCCAACTAGGCTCTGAAGTGCTGCGTTCGGATAGCTTCCCAACCGAAGAAGAACTGGCTGCTGAGGAAGAGGCAGAAGCTGCGGTAGTGCCTAAAGCTACCACTAGTATTAGCATTCCTCGCCCATACTTCCGAGGTAAGAATGGCGGTATCTATAAAGAAGCACCGCCAAACGAAGAGGACGGTCCACAGCTTATCTATGAGCATGACCTGTACGCGTCGGTTCGTTTGAACGACCCAGAGTGCGGTGAATGTATTGTGTTTCACCTAAAACTGCCACACGACCGCGAACGCGTGTTCTCAATATCGGTGCCTGAATTGAATAGCTTAGACTCATTCAAGAAGGTATTCGGCAAACAAGGTGTATTAATCGGACGACAGAGGGCGAACCATCTCATGGACTATGCAATTCGTTACGCAAATGAACTACAACAAGCGCAGCACGCTAAAGAAGCTCGCTTACAGTTCGGTTGGAACTCAGACAATACTGAGTTTGCAGTCGGACGCCGCGTGTATAAGAAAGGTCGCGGCAACACTGTGTCAGTGGAAGTTAACTATCCATCTAGCACAACCAACAACCTTATTAACTACTTCGAGCCTAAAGGCGACCTAGAGACTTGGAAGAAGATATTTAACACTATCAACGTGCCGGGTCTTGAGCCATTGCAGATCATGGCACTAGCAGGTTTTGCTTCTCCGCTAATGAAGTTTACAGGTGTAGCCGGTGGCTATTTGAACCTAGTAAGTAACAGCTCAGGCACAGGTAAAACCACTGCCGGTCGCTTAGCATTAAGCGTATTCGGCGACCCAGAGAAGACCATGCTGCTTGAGACTGATACGGCGGCTGCACGTCAGCACCGCATGGGCGTACTGAATAGCTTGTTCGCATTCTCTGACGAGATGACAAACATTCCGGTAGAGCAGTTGTCGATGGAGATTTACGGCGCGTCACAAGGTCGTGGTCGTAATCGCATGAACGCATCGTCTAACACTGAACGTGACAACTCAGCTACATGGCACAACATACTCGGCGCTAGTTCCAACTCGTCAATGGTAGATAAGCTAGCTAAGCACAAAGCACGTGCTGATGGTGAGCTGATGCGTCTACTTGAGATATCCGTGCAGCGTGTAAACATCCCCGGCGCTGAGTTGTGGTTCGACCAACTGCAATCTAACTTTGGTATAGCGGGCGATATATGGGCACGTTGGATGGTGGGTCAATCAGAAAACTTGTTTGAGCTAGTAGATAAGTACCGCACGCGTCTGACTAACGTCTATGGTCGTCAACCACAAGAACGTTTCTTTAACGGCTACTTTGGTTCAATTATCGCGGCGGGCTACTCAACACAAGCTCTCGACTTGCACGAGTTCAATATGCCTGCACTTGAAAAGTGGGCAGCTGAATGGGTAGTTAATCAACGTACTAAAGTTAAGACATACGTTAAGAACCCAATTGATTTGCTATCTGAGTTCATCAACCAGAACATCCGTAAGACTGTGGTTATAACCAAACCACATCAAGGAAACGGAACCCGTGCAGTAGTAGTGGAGCCGAACGGTGCAGAATGTAATGTACGTTTAGATTTGGCGGACAACTTAATGTACGTCAATCAACAACGTTTGCATGAATACTGCGTAGAGAAGCAGTTCACGTTTGATGAGTTCCTAAACGTATTATCTGATAAGGAGCATTGCGGTCCGTTCCACTGCGTATCTCGTAGTAAGAACGTAAAGATGCTGTCGCACACTCGCTTCGGTGGCAACCAGTCACAGGCTAAGTGTGTAGTGTTTGAAGTTAGTGATAAAGAATCTAAGCAGCTAGCCAAAGATGCCGAAGTGGAATCTGAAAGCGCCGATTAGTGGCATGCGGATAGGGGACAGTTTCTTTGTCCCCTGTCTAGGCTGTGAGCATCTTGAAGGACGCATTCGTTCTATAGCTGCCGACTTCGGATATAAAGTGAGTATACGCAGCACGACGGAAGACCTCATAAAAGGCATCCGTACGTGGCGTATTAGTTGAACAGCGACCCGTAGCCAACCTGAGATCGCAATTCTTTTAGTGGCATGTTCTTGAGTATTGCCTGCTCACGCTCTTCTAGCATGCGGATAGCTTGCCCTTTAAGCTCTGCGTCTAAAGAAGTTGAGCCAGTAATTATACGTTTCTGCTTACGTATGTCGCGCACTTGGTCTGCCAACTGCTTGAATGCCTCTCGCACATTGAGATTGTTTAGGTTCTTGTCGTCAGACAAGAAGTCCATCACCTTGTGCGGCTCGTTAGCTACCAACGAGTTATAGGTCTTAAACGTCTTCTCAACCTCACGGTTAGCCTCAAACAACATGTCGCGATATCCAGAGCCAAACTCTTTGTTTGCAAAGCGTGACATACCGGGCAATGTTGCGACCGCGTCTTCTATAGCGCGATCTGGTCTAGGTGCTACAGAGCTGTCGAATAAGTTAGAGAACCAAAGAACCATTGCACCTGCTGAGCCTAAGAAACCTCGTACTAGGTAGTCTAGTTTTACTGGAGATACATCAATCGCACTACCAATCGTTTTTGACAGCTCAGATGTGTATTCGTTGTACTGGTACTTAGCCTGTAACCCTGATAGGTACTGTGGAACAATATTACGCGATGTATAGAAGCTGCGGTCTAACATAACTTCTATTGCTGGCTTCAGTATCTGAGGAGTCATGTTAG